GACGCAGGGATGTACCTTAGGACGCTCTTCGGGTACATAGCTCTGGTGGGTACTAGTAAGAAGGCGCAGCATTATGGGGAAGTTGATATCATAGGACCAAAGGCTAATAGGATTAATGTAGACTCTAGAGGTAGAATAAACATAAGCGAGAAGGTGGCGAGTATAATGGCTCTCAGCAGGGCAGTGAGCGAGGGACCGTTGGTGGGAGCAACTCTGAGGCAGGTGTGTGAACCGTTCGCACAGGAAGCTTACGAGATGCTGGCTAAGATGGCTGAAATGGGACTGTACTCTCAATTGGCTCGTAAGATGGCGAGGCTTGGCAACAAGGAACCTCAAGTGATGTTTGACTTTGCGTCCGGTCTGGATATAAGTCGTTTGACATTGCAAGAGGCAACTGTTATTCAGGCTATGCATTCTCGCCTCTTTCGTACTGAAGGTGCTAAAGGAGTATTCAACGCCCAATCGTCGGTTGGAGAGCAGGCAGTTGAGATATAGATGGATGACCCATCATTTCTCGCAGGTAGGAGTAGTTATGCTAAGAAGCGTAGGGCTAAGCGTATGAACGTATGTAAGTGTGGTGCTATATTGCACAATAATCCTGACTGTAGGAAGAAAGCCATTTCCGGGCACAAGATTGACAGGTTAGAGTTCGTGAAACGGGGAAGAGTAACCCTCTCGGGTGAGACTCCCGTCTATCGGACTTGGATTAAATGGGTCGAGTGTGCGTACGGTATAGTGGTGGATCCTTCTGACGTGTCAGAGGTAGAATAAATCAATAAATAAAGAGTAAGAAGCGCGCGATAGTGGAGCTAACTTAAAGTGTGAAGCGAGCGCAATTTCCATAAGTAGAGG